CTCGACGATCTGGTTCAAAACCTCAACGCCTTGATCAAGGTCATTGGCTAATGCAACACGCCAGTAAATACACACTGGCAATGATGGCGCGGTCACCGCGCCATCAATTGCTTCGCAATAAAGAATATCTAATCGAGCAATTCGGAGAAAAAGTATGGAAGGATTTACTTCTATTAAACGCCTCATACGAAAGCAAGTTGACGCATGGGGAATTGTCTACACGTGCTGGTTTTACATTACGTCCACCTGCGCAGTGACACTGTTCACGTTAACGGTACTTTTCATCTAACCCACCGCCCCGAGCCGAAAGGTTCGGGGCTTTTTTTGTGTCTTGATTTTGGTAGTTATTCACTACCCCATTGATGCCAGTTCTCGAAGCAGCTTCGCGCCTCAGACTAAACACACAGAAAGAAGTTGTGGTGTGTAGGCCCACGGAAAATTTCTACGCCTGCACTTTTATACTGCATGTGGAAAGGTGTAGTGCTTCACTACCTTTTCGATACCAGTTCTCAAAGCAGCATTGCGGATTTGATAATGTTCGCAAAGAAGTTCCATAATGTTCGTTTTTGCATAAAAATAAGTTATTGATTTTAAAGTAATGTTCCTAATGTTCCTAATGTTCGCAATTTAAAAAGATACCCTATATACGAGGCCCCCTCTTTTTGCGATTGTTCGCTTCACCACATCCTCACAAAAACCCCCTTCATAACCCAAGAACAAACGAACTTTCGAACATTGCTTTCTTTTCAATAACTTACAGACACCACTAAACGAACATTAACGAACTTTACTCTGGCAACGTATTTGTAGTGAAACACTACCAGAAAACGAACATTATAGTCCCGCGTCAGTAAATAAACGATAGGTCACGAAAACTTGACATTTGTCACTATATATGCTATAGTATAAGAAGTTGTGGTAAACAGCACAACGCAACGTCGGGGCGACCGCCCCCTAATCGGCAATCCTGCCAACAAAACAAACTGTAGTGAAACACTACCGAAACCAATGGAGAACAGAATGAAGTATTGGGAACTAGAACACAACGGCGACTACATCCGTATCGAATGGAACGGATCTTCGACATTTAACATCCAAACGCCAATCGGCGGACAATGGGTCGATTTTGAATGCTTCACTTGCTACGGGATTAGTGACGAGCAGGAAGCACTCGAACACGCACTGCAAATTCTGGAGGCACGTGACAATGGCTAGAAAGAAAGTGACCTGCCACCTATGCGGCGAAAAGTTTGACTATCGTCGTAGACAACTCGGCTACAACTTCTGTCTCGACTGCGGAGACATCCGCGCCGAACAACACCGTGCGTCATGGTGCGTTGCACCTATCGCACACAAGCAAGCGGCGACACTTATCACACGCCGCGAAGACCTACTCGGTCTAAACAAATATGCTAACTAATGGAGAGCAAAATGAACGCTATGAATCAATTCAACGGTAGTGAAACACTACCACAGACCGCACCGACACTCGCATCGTCTTCGATGCTTGGCGAGCTAAACATCCGTAACTGGATCGGTCGCAAACTCGACAAGCGCGCATCACAAGATGTTGTCACACAAAACCACGCAGAGGCAGGTGTTGCCAACGTCAACAAAAAGCTACTCGCAGACAGTGACAACTTACGTGCGATACAGCGACACGTGGATGCGACACGTGGCATACACGCTGCGATGACGATGCCTTGGTCAAACTCTGGCCTACGTCTGCTGCCAACCAAAATCTATTTCAAATACAATCAAACCATAACGCAGATGCAGAATGAGTTCTATCGTCTGGTCGAGAACTTCCTTGCCAGCTACAACGACGAGGTGATCGACGTGCAGATGAAGCTTGGCAACTTGTTTTCACGTGATGACTATCCCACAATCGAGACCTTGCGCCGTAAGTTCTCTTTCACCATAAACTACATGCCCCTGCCAGATGCAGGTGACTTCCGCGTCGATATCGGCAACGAGGCGTTGAACGAGGTGCAGCAGAAGTACCAAGAGTTCTACGCCACGCAATACGAACGTGCGATGAACGATGTGTGGACACGTCTGCACGAGGCTCTCGCTCGTATGTCGGAGCGTTTGGACTACAGCAGTAAAGAGGACAAGAAAGTATTCCGCGATACACTTGTGACAAATGTCACTGAGATGATCGAATTGCTGCGGGTGTTCAATGTAACCAATTCAACTCAGATGGCTGCGATGGCAGACCGTTTGGATGAAGCCATGTCGGGTGTTACGCCCGATGCCCTGCGTGAGGATGACTACTTCCGCGCCGAAACTAAAGCAGCGGTGGACGCTGCGATCAAAGCGTTGCCATCTCTTGACCTGTAGATCTAGGGTAATGGCACACACCAAAACAACTTTCTGTGTAATGGAGAACACAAAATGACTAACCAAGCACAAGCAATGTACGCCCTGTCACTCGACCAGTGCGTTGATCTTATCAAAGCGGTGGGCCACAAGCGCACCGTCCTGATGCAGGGTGACATGGGTAACGGCAAATCGTCAACCCTGACAACGCTGGCAGAAGCGTTGCCGACACACACCCCTGTGTATTTTGACTGCACCACAAAAGACCTTGGCGATATGATGATCCCATCGTTGCAAACTGTGGAGACAGATAACTGTGTACGCATGATGCCTAACGAGGAGTTGGGTGCGCATCACGAAGGTCCGATTATCCTGATGATTGACGAGTTTGGCAAAGCTAATCCCGCAGTCAAGAACGGTATGCTGCGTCTGATGCTAGAGCGTAAGATTGGTAGTGTTTCACTACATCCCGACAGTATCGTGTTCGCTACTACAAACAAAGGTAGCGAGGGTGTTGGTGACTTGTTGCCACCTCATGCACGTAACCGCATCACAGTCGTGCAAGTTCGCAAGACCGACCACATGGACTGGATCGAATGGGGTATCAACAACGGTATCGACCACACTTTGTTGGGTTGGGTGAAGGACACTCCGCAACTGATGCAGTCGTTTGAGGAAGTCAGAGATCCAGAGGAGAACCCCTACATCTTCCATCCGAAAGCGCCACGCGCTGCGTTTGTTACACCAAGATCTTTACACGCGGCGTCTGACATACTGCACACCCGTGCGAGCCTTGACGACCAGACGCTAACCGCTGCCCTGATGGGTACAATCGGTGATCGTGCTGCGATGGATCTGATGGCATTCGTGAAGATGGCTGACCAACTGCCTTCACTGCAATCAATCAAGGACAGTCCGAAGGATGCGAAAGTGCCTACCTCAGCAGCAGCCGTTTGTATGGTTGTGTACAGAACTTTGTCTGCGTTGGACAAAGACTGGCTCAACTCTTGGATGGATTACTTGCCACGTCTCGACGCCGAGGCACAAGCATTGTTTGCTAACGGTGTTCGCTCACCGAAGTACAGCAAGCAGTCTATGGTGATGACTAACAAGAAGTTCACCGAATGGGCGATGCAGAACAGCCACCTTTATACAGCGGACAAAGTGTAATGGATTGGTATCTGATGAAAGAGGACGGCATCGAGTTCTGGACACAGTGCGAGAGCCGCGAACAAGCATTGGAAGATGCAGCCGTGTGGAATGCCGAAGTAATTCGGCAAGCCACAATCGTAGAAGCACATCACTTGGAGAATGACTGATGTTTATGCAAAACTTAACAGAGGAGATGTTGTGATGGGGAGGGGTTTTTTGGGAAAGAGTATTACACGATCACCCGCACGGGATTACCAAAGCACTAGAGAATATAACAAGCGCAGCGAAATTCCAGAAGTAATAAATCGTGCAACGCGCCGTGCCGCAGAAAGCATGAAGCGTAAGCAAAAGAAAAAGGAGAACAACTAATGTTTATGCAAAACTTAACAGAGGAGCAACGGCTGACAAAAGCCGTTGTTGCCATAATGAGCAACCCGAAGTACGTACACTTGGCATCTGTTCTGATGATCGGCAAGCGCGAGATCGTGGAAGATTACGCAGACGATGTAAGTATAACTGCGTACACTAACGGACGTGACGAGTTCTATGGACGTAACTTCGTAAAGCTACTGAACGATGCAGAGTTACGTTTCCTTGTGCTGCACGAAGTGTATCACAAACTCTACAAGCACCTGCACATCTGGCGTCACTTGTATGACGAGAACCCACAACTCGCCAACTGTGCGAACGACTACGTGATCAACATCAAGATTGCGGACGAGAACACAGACAAGTTCGCCACCATGACAGGAGCCTTGGAGAAAGGATGTTACGACGAGAAGTATCGTGGCATGGATAGCGCACAGGTATACAAGTTGCTGTGTGATGAACAACAGAACGACGGAGGCGGGCGCAGTAAAAGCGGTGGCGCTGGTGATGGTGGTAGTGAAACACTACCGAATGGACAGGCTCCCTTTGATCAACATGACTGGGAAGGTGCGCAGGAAATGGACGCCGAGGAGAGGCGTGAACTGGCACGTGAACTTGACGAAGCTATTCGCCAAGGTGCGTTGGTGGCAAGTAAGACGGGCAGCGGTGGTGATCGTGACCTTGAAGAACTGTTGAAACCGCAGGTAGATTGGCGCGAGGTATTGCGTGAGTTTGTGTGCAATACTTGTGCAGGGTCAGACTACAGCACATATCGCAAACCAAACCGCAGATACATTGGCATGGGTATCGTCATGCCAAGCGGCATCGCCGAAACTGTTGGTGAACTTGTGCTGGCTATCGACACGTCTGGTTCTATCGGGCAGCGTGAACTCACTGCGTTCTTGTCTGAGATCAAAGAGATCTGTGATACGGTACGTCCTGACGGTGTACGTGTACTTTACTGGGACACACAAATTTGTCGTGACGAGAAGTATAACGCTCGCCAGCTCGATGATCTGGTCAAGTCTACCAAACCAGCAGGGGGTGGTGGCACTGACGTGACATGCGTCACCGACTACATTCGTGACAACAGCATCAACGCGCAAGCGGCTATCGTCCTGACAGATGGCTACCTGTTCGGTGGTTGGGGTCAGTGGTCGATGCCTGTCCTCTGGTGCATCATGGACAATGACAACGCCAACCCAAGTGTCGGCAGCAAAGTGAACATCACGTCGAGGGACATATGATTGAGTTCTTCACAATCTTGTTCATTGATTACGAGGTTCCAGAATACGGCGCAGCGCCAATGGCAAGTATCGTTTATGCGACCGAGGAGCACTGCCAACAAGCAATGGATCGGGGTCTAGCTGACCCCATCTATGACCACCTGACGGGTCTGTATAGTAATGACATAATGATGTTTTGTTACGTTACAGATACCGTTTCAACTTACATAAGGCCGAGAGCCAGACCAATGGAGAATAGCTAATGGCACTTTATTATACTCGCATAGACAACTTTGAGGGTGTAGTGAAACACTACGAAGATACGAGGGTACTTGTTTCGTGCAAGCACCCACGTTCACATGACGTACGTCCTATCGGTGATCGTGCGCGTAAATGGGAGCGTATCGTCAAGGTAAGCCGAAACTGCTACGCACTGAGCGATGGCTACCATCGTGGCGACCCGTTGTTTTATTTAAACGCAGGTGAAACGGGTGACATGTGTTACTATGCGCCGCTCGTGTGGCGTAAACACCGAGACGGTACAACATCTTTGCGTGTGATGAATGGTACAGGCCCATCATTCGTATCCTTTAACAGCAGGTATAGTTTCTTACAACGCAACCTACCACCTAATCTATATTTGGTTATCGACAACGGTAAGCAGTACATACAGTGCAACGGAACAAAACACTATCTCGCCAAAAACAAGAAGGTACTACCACATGAATATGCGAACAAGACTAAGAACAGGTGGGATAAGTGGAAGCAGAAGCACGATGACAATTGCGCTCTGGTATTTATACAGAACGAGGATGGGTCGTGGAGACACGATGGCAAGTCCGGTAGGTCTGTGCCTACTGCACCACGTGTAAACAAGTCTGAGAAAGATAAGTACAAGGACGCTATCAAAAAGTTCTTTGAGTGGGGTATGACAATGACGCCGATGCTGCCGCTAGAAGATGAAGAGTACATGCAGAAAATGATGACGGAGATAGACAAATTTTTCTCTGACAGGCCCGACATTGATCATAGGTGGGTGCGAAGAGTGAACTGGCTACCGAAGTACGCACGTGAGGTGCTTCAATTCGAAGAGCATCCCATGCGTTTGAACTACTGGTTGATGTTTGCAAAGACCACAAGCGATGGTTGGTATTACAATCGTGAGTACCCAATCAAGAAAATACAAACCAAAGATGACCTGCAAAAAGTACGTAGACAGTACAACTACTTTATAAACAACAACGCAGGTTTCGTAACAAAGGAGAACGACAATGGCTAACAAAATTTATATGCCGCTGCTAACGGTCAAAGAAGCCAAGCAGCAAGCTAATGCAGCAGGTGCCGAGACGCGGTGGAGCAGCGAACTCAGGGAGTTTGCGGATGAACTGATGCGGAAGATGAAAGGATACATAGTATCGCCTAGAGCCGCTCAGAGTAATCTTGCATGGGTGTACCGAGAAGGTGACAACTACTGTATGGGTGAGATAGGGTTCGGGGATTTCTTGAAAGGTGGTGATGGGACGAAGCGTTACGCTGTGTTCTCGCCGCAAATCTTCAACGGTAAGTACGGACATGGTAGGCACTTAAATATGCGGGTAACGACCTCACTGAAACAAGCTGTGAAGAACTGTGCCGCACTGCGCCCATTGTCAATAGCGCAGATCCTTCAGCTATCAGGAGACAGATGTTCTAGTGCGTCACGTAATGTCATAGACGAAGCGCGTAAGGTTGTGAAAGAAGTAAAGAAAGAACTTTTACCCAGCTTGTTTGACACTGGTGAATATGGGTTCGGTAGACCGAATGCACTTCAAGCGGAACTGAAGCATCTGGTGGAAACAGGTTATGAGTTTATGAACGCCGAAGTTGGTGAGAAACTTAGTACGTTCTTCAACTCCATGAAAGAACTCAACGCTACTGAAAATTCTGAGTCGCAACCGTTTACTTTTGTTGAAGTGATCTCAGTGTTTGGCAAACCTAAGTATCGTGTCGCCGAGAACATAGACGTACACAAAAGTACGTTTTCGTGGGGGATCGACTTGGATACCGAGCAGGTAAAAGTATATTCCCAAGAAGAAATCCCCCACGACATCTTGGCTAAATTATCGGTACTGTCAATGGTGCAAGATGAACATTATGTCGCAGGTGTAGGCTATCGTTTTTCCGAAAACATTTTTTACATCAGAAACAGTTGACACCACGTGAGCGTATGTGATAACAAGACTTATCGCGTCCTACTATATCCTACTACGGGAAAGGTAGAAATTATATGTTTTGGCCTAGAAGCTATTGACGCGACAGCTTTAGGCCACTATATGAACATACGTGACACACCCGAGTGGGTACAACGAAAGGTAGCTGTGCTAATGATGACTAACCATATACCACCGACAGAACCAGTCGAAGGTGTTGGTCAGCGCATAGATGCAAATACCTTTTGGTTGTTCCACGACGAGTAGTGAAACACTACCAATTTCGGGGGCGGGAAACCGCCCTCGTTTGATGCCAGTTACTACGGGAAATACATGACACCAGAAGCTAAAGTAAAAAAGAAAGTTGTCGCCACACTTAAAGAGTTCGGTGCCTACTTCTTTTACCCTGTGACAGGTGGCTACGGGCGCAGCGGTGTGCCTGATGTAGTTGCATGTTACAACGGCTTCTTTGTCGGTATTGAATGTAAGGCTGGCAGCAACAAGCCCACCCCGTTGCAGCAGAAAAACCTTAAAGACATCGCAGCAGCAGGTGGCATTTCGCTGGTTATCAATGAAGATAACCTTTCACAAGTAGGGCAAACCCTGCAAACTCTTGATAATGGAAAACAACAAACATGGCTTTCAAGCAAAAAGAAACCGTAGAACCTTCAGAACAAACACTTAAAATTAGTCAGTTCAAGAAGGGTCGTGTCCGTTTACGGATGGTTGGTACAACACCTCTTTACTTCAACAGCATGAGCGTCAAAACAATGCGCGATCTTGCTGCACCGAAAGAAAAGGTCAAAGGTAAGAAGCAGCTAACAGGGATGAAACACGATCCCGTAAGAGAGTTCTATGACTCCGCATACAAAAAGGAGTTTGGAGAAACACTACTATGTTTCCCTGCTCCGGGGGTCAAAGCTGCTATGGCTACAGCAGCACTTGAGACAGAAAATGTGTCCAAAGCGTCTGTGCAACGTCTGATCTTTATGCCGCAAACCCACATTCAGATATGGGGTAAACCACAGTTAAAGACTGACATAGTTCGCACCGCAGATATTAAACGTACGCCAGACATACGGACACGTTGTTATCTACCGCGTTGGTGCGCAGAGGTTGATATCGCCTATGTTCAACCAACACTCAGCGCCTATGGTATTGTATCACTACTCAGCAATGCGGGTGCAATCATTGGTATCGGTGATTTTCGGCAAGAGAAAGGCCGTGGGTCTTATGGCACATTTGTCGTTGGTACATCTGATAGCGGAGATGATTGGACAGACTTTATGCCAGACGGTAGTTCACCACAAAAAGTTTGGGATGAATTGATGCTTGAGGGGCGTGATGTCCAACAGGCAGCGATGGATAATCCTGAGTATGCCGACGATGTTACAGCGGACTTGGTAGAATATGTCAAGTCAGAGATGGGTCGTCGCTTCGATGCGGATATACAGGACATTGCAGCAGAATAAAGGTTGGGGCAGCAATGCCCCTTCCCCCTTTTGGTCAAGGCGGTCGAGGCGCGGTGTGGTGAGGCACGTAGCGGTCAGTTGGGTTGCGGTCAGTCGAGGTATGGCGGTCAAGGCAAGGTTTGGTTCGACGGGGTTAGGTCAGTTGGGTCACGGCATGTCGGTCTAGGTATGGCCCGTTCAGTTTGATCACGGTCAGTCAGGGCGGTCAAGGCAAGGCGTGTCGGGTCGAGTTGAGTCACGGTGGGTCATGGTAGGGCGGTCTAGGCGAGGTGTGATGAGTTCGGGAGTGGTTTTGGCATGGTACATAGCGGTCACGGCATGGCGGTCGCGGTTCGGTTGGGTCGTATAAGGTTCGGCTGGTCAAGGTCTGGCGGTCGAGGCGCGGTGCGGTCAGGTTTGCTTTGGTTCTGCGTGGTTCGGTCAGTTACGGCGGTCTGGGTGAGGTACGTTAGGGCGCGATGCGTTCGGGCGAGGTTAGGTAGGGCGGTCGTGTTTCGGTGCGCTTTGGTGTGGTAAGTCAGGCATGTTGGGTCTCGGTAGGGCGGTCATGGTGCGGTTCGGCACAGTCAGTCTAGGTTGGGCACGGCGGTCGGGGAACGGTTCGGTGAGGTATGGTCGGTCGAGGTGAGAAATGGCAAGGCGGTCATGTTCCGGTGCGGCGAAATAGGGTCTGGTCAGGTTCGGTTTGTTATGGCAAGGGGGGCGGTCGGGGAACGGTCCGGTTTGGACGGGTTCGGCGAGTTGGGGCGCATAAACGGTATGGTCCGGCTTGGTTTTTAATATTAACTTGAAATGGAGAAAATATGAACTTCAAGAAGAGCGATAAGCAGCGGCTTATAAATGAATACGCGGCAGAAACAGGTAGAAATACTCTTGATGTCGCGCACATACGTGAATGGCTAAAACAAAAACCAGATCACGAATTTTACGATTACGTCTTCGGTGCTTCCGATGACAAGAAGATCGAAGAGTACGAGAAGGATCGGATTGCGGGACTTATTCGCGGACTTCGCATCACTGTTAAACATGAGGCAGTGAAAGATGTTAAGGTGCGTATCAAAGTAGCTGATTACCCAGCTTACATTAGTCCCATGAAAGACAGAAAGCATGGGGGCGGGTACGTCCCTTTTGATCCTTCAAGTGAAGTTTCGCAACAAGAATTGCGACTGCAAGCTGCGCAGGCTTTGGCTGCGTGGTTGGCTAGGTATCGGGGCTGTGTCGAACATGTAGGGCATGACGTTACGCCGATGGAACAACTCGTTCATGCGTTGCGCGGCATAGACGACGAAGATGCAGCTTGATAATGTGTCACAAGAACTAGCCCTGTTTCTAAAAGAGATGGGGCTGGTAGAAGAACGGGAAGAACACGTAAGCGTACGTGAAGAATACGTAGCGTGGAAACCAAGTTATGAGGGAGAGGAGCCACCGTTTTGAGTGAAAAACTTACACCTGTTGAAGAAGCACTTTTGCGTCACCTTCGTCGAGAGGTAGATCATTACCAAAACGAAAGTCTAAGGACGCAATTTAAGCACCCGAATGTCAATCAGGATTGGGATCGGGCAAGAAGGGAACTCAAAGAGTTCGTAAAACAACTGCGTATTGCAGGTAAAAATGTCTAGGAGGACATAATGGTTAAACAGAAGAAAGCCGATAAGATTTGGGCGTATAAAATTAAACACCCAAAGGCAACTGCGAAGCAAATTGCAAAGGCAACAAAATCTTCAGAGGCGTATGTATTTATGCTGATGAAGAAAATCGGTACGCCGAAAGAGGTGCTAGAAGCGCCGAAATCAATAGTGATGAAGTGCGAGAAGCCAGAAGAGGAACAGCTTGAACTGCCCTTCGATCCACCGCTGTCAGTTACGCGCACAAGTATTCTCAAAGAAGCTGAGACACTTGTCAGTAAAGATCGTGCCGAGCAGCACGGCGATGCAGAAAGTAACTTTGTATTGATGGCTGCGTACTGGAACGCGCATCTTGGACTGCGTGATTACATAAAAGTCGATGACGTACCAGTCATGTTGGCTTTGATGAAGGTCGCTAGGCTTCACGGAAACAACAAGCACATAGACAACTATGTAGATGTCTGTGGGTACATGGCACTTGGTGGTGAAATAAGTCAAAGATAATGGACGTATACACCTTAGACTTCGAAACGTACTACGACAAAGACTATTCGTTGTCCAAGATGACAACGGAAGAATACGTGCGTGATAGGCGTTTCGAAGTCATTGGCCTTGCAATCAAAAAGAACGACAAGGCTACAAAGTGGATAGTTGATGGGGATCAACTATCCCGTTTACTATCACACATAAACTTCTCTGACAGCGCCATCTTGTGTCACAACACGATGTTCGATGGTGCTATACTTTCATGGCGGTACGGCGTGAAGCCAAAGGTGTGGTTTGACACTATGTGCATGTCTCGCGCCCTGCACGGCATCGAAACAAGTGCATCCTTGAAAGCTGTGGCAGAGCGATACGGCGTGGGCGTCAAAGGCACCGAAGTCAACAACGCCAAAGGGAAACGCCAAACCGATTTTACTGAGCAAGAACTTGCACGGTACGGCGGCTATGCCAAGAACGATGTAGATTTAACCTACAAATTATTCACGATGATGGGGCGTGTGTTTCCCCGACAAGAATTAAAACTGATTGACCTCACGCTGCGGATGTTCATTGAACCCACGTTGGATCTGGACCTTGAGTTGTTGGAGCAGCATTTAGAAGATGTCAAAGATCGCAAAGACAAACTGTTGCGTGACGCAAACGTCACCGACAAGAAAGATCTTATGTCAAACCCTAAGTTTGCAGATTTACTCAAAAGTGTTGGGGTAGAACCCCCGATGAAAATCAGCCCAACAACAAACAAGCAGACGTACGCCTTTGCCAAGTCTGACGAAGGCTTTAAGGCTCTGCAAGAACACGATGATGATCGGGTGCAATCTCTGGTGGCGGCACGTTTGGGTAGCAAAAGTACCTTAGAAGAAACACGTACAGAGAGGTTTATAGATATTTGTAAACGTGGACTGCTTCCGGTCCCCGTAAGATACTACGCCGCGCACACTGGTCGTTGGGGTGGGGCTGACAAGATAAACCTACAAAACCTGCCGAGCCGTGGGCCAAACGCCAAGAAACTAAAGAAGGCACTGATCGCCCCCGAAGGCTGCACTCTGGTAGAAGCAGACAGTTCGCAGATCGAAGCACGGGTGTTGGCATGGTTCGCAGGGCAAGATGATCTCACAAACGCATTTGCGAAAGGCGAAGATGTATACGTCAAAATGGCGGCACGTATATACAACTGTGAAGAAGAGGATGTCACGAAGGATCAACGGTTCGTTGGTAAGACCACAATCCTTGGCGCAGGTTACGGCATGGGTGCTGAGAAGTTCGGGGTGCAGCTAAAGACGTTTGGGTTTGAAGTGTCACCTGACGAAGCCCGTAGGATCATAAGCATCTATCGTGACGCCAACTACAAAATTAGTAAGGTATGGCGCGATGCTCATTACATGGTGCAGCAGCTTGCAAACAAAAGGGCCGCGCAGTTTGGGCGTAAAGGCGTGGTGCAGGTTGCAGCGGCAGAAAGTTCGCTGATCATGCCGAGCAAACTAAGCATCATCTATGAGAATTTAGGTAGTGAGCAGGGCGAAAAAGGTCTTGAGTACAGCTACAAAACACGCCGTGGACGCACCAGAATATATGGTGGCAAGGTAATAGAAAACGTGTGCCAAGCACTAGCACGTTGCATCATAGGCGAGCAAATGTTAAAAATAAGTAAGAAATACAAAGTGGTGTTGACGGTACACGACTCGATTGTTTGCTGCGTTCGTGACGAAGAGGTCGATGCAGCGCAAGCATATGTCGAAGAATGTATGCGGTGGACACCCGATTGGGCAGCAGGGCTACCTGTAGACTGCGAGAGCGGCACAGGAAAATCATACGGAGATTGTGAGTGAGCATAGCACCTTGGTCGTTCAGTAAGGCTAAAGCGTTTGAGACGTGTCCGAAACAGTTCTACCACGAAAAAATATTGAAGGAGTACCCTGTCGAAGAGACAGAAGCCATGCGCTACGGCACTGAGTTCCACAAGGCGTGTGAAAATTATATCGGCGAAGGTAAGCCCCTGCCTAAAAAGTTCGATTTTATCAAGGATACACTTGATGCCCTGAATAAAAAGCGTGGTGTTAAACTGTGTGAAAAGAAGTTGGGACTAACGGCTGATCTTGAACCATGCGACTTCTTCAGTAAGCGTGTGTGGTTTCGCGGTATCGCAGATTTGTTGATCGTGGACACTCTCGCCGAAACTGCTTGGGTCATAGATTATAAGACAGGAAGGTCTGCGCAATATGCAGACAAGGGGCAGCTTGAGTTGATGGCTATGTCAGTGTTCAAGCATTACCCCGATATTAAGAAAGTACGGGCGGGGCTGTTATTTGTTGTCGCAAATAAGCTAGTAAAGCACCAATATGAAATTGATTCAGAGCCACTTCTTTGGGAGAAATGGTTAGGAATTTATGGTAAGATGGAGAAGGCGTTTAAAGCAGACGTTTGGAACCCACGTCCATCTGGCTTGTGTAAGCGCCATTGTCCAGTTGTAGAATGCCCACATAACGGAAAGAACTGATGCCTTACAAAAACAAACCCCGCCCCTATAAAAAAGAATACGAACAACAAAAATCCAGAGGAGAACACTCTGATCGCATGGAGCGCCAACGTGCGCGTCGAGCGATGGACAAGACAGGTAAGGATGCAAACAAGAACGGCGTAGCCGATAAACGTGAGGGCAAAGACATTGCTCACAAAAAACCATTGAGTAAAGGCGGCACAAACAAAGATGGGTACAAAGTCCAGAGCCGCAAGAAAAATCGTGCAGGTGGGGGTGCGTTGAGCAGTCCCAAGAAAAAACGGTAGTGAAACACTACCACGGAGAACAACATGGAAATCATAAGGGACAAAGCATTACTGCTGAAGGTCCGTAATCCTAAACAGATCACGGCGGTAATCCCTAAAAGTAAGGAGTTGCCGATGAATAAAGTCGTCGTAAATTGGGGGCTTGATGAAGTCCACAAACTATTAGGTTTAAATATAAACGTACCGTCACCCATTACTAGACGTTACAAGTGGCCCGGGCAGTATAAACCTTACGAACATCAGAAGGACACCGCTGCATTTCTGACGAACAACAAAAAGTCTTTTTGCTTCAATGAGCAGGGTACAGGCAAGACCGCCTCTGCAATTTGGGCGGCGGACTACTTGATGACCCACGGTAAAATAAAACGCGCTTTGGTTATCTGCCCACTGTCGATCATGGATAGCGCGTGGCGGAATGATTTGTTTTCTTTTGCAATGCACCGCACGGTTGATGTGGCTTACGGTAGCAAAGAGAAACGCCAAAAGATTATAAACGGGGGCGCGGAGTTCGTTATCATAAACTACGATGGCGTTGACATTGTAAAAGACGAGATAGCCAACGGTGGCTTCGATTTGTTTATTGTGGACGAAGCTACGCACTACAAGAACGCACAGACCAAACGGTGGAAAACCCTAAACAAACTTATAGGGGAGAAAGATTGGCTGTGGATGATGACGGGTACACCCGCTGCACAGTCCCCCCTTGATGCGTACGGTCTAGCCAAGCTAGTCAACCCACTATCGGTGCCGAGGTTCTTTGGATCTTGGCGTGATATGGTGATGTATAAATACACGCAGTTCACCTACAAACCTAAAGAAACGGCAAAAGATACAGTCCACAGGGTGCTTCAACCTGCTATCAGATTTACAAAAGATGAATGTCTTGATCTGCCAGACATGACGTACACCAAACGCTTCGTCGAAATGACATCACAACAAAAGAAATACTACGAGACACTGCGGAAAAAGATGGTAATGGAAGTCGCAGGTGAAGAAGTTACCGCTGCAAACGCAGCGATTGGACTGAACAAACTCCTACAAATAAGTGCGGGTGCGATTTATACCGATGATGGTGACACAGTGCAGTTTGATATCAAGAGCCGATACCAAGCACTCAAAGAAGTTATAGATGAAAGCAGCCAAAAAGTTCTTATCTTTGTGCCTTTCAAGCACACTATCGACCTGCTTGTAGAAAAGCTAACCAGTGACGACATATCGTCTGCTGTCATACGAGGAGATGTTTCTGCACCTAAGCGCACCGAGATATTTGCCCGTTTTCAAAGTGAACCAGATCCAGAAGTCTTAGTAATCCAACCGCAAGCTGCGGCTCATGGAGTTACGCTGACCGCTGCAAACACCGTGGTATGGTGGGGGCCAACGTCTTCCCTTGAAACTTATGCGCAAGCAAATGCACGTGTTCACAGATCAGGACAGAAGCATAAATGCACAGTTATACAGCTTGCGGGATCTAGCGCAGAAAAACGCATTTATCGTATGTTAGACGAGCGTATCAATATACACACAGAAATGATAAATCTGTACAAAGAAATACTTGACTAAGTAACATAAGTCACTATATAACAGTAATATAACTATAAAATGGAGAACACCGATGACGGTTCCCGTCGAGAAGTTGGTAAAAGCGTATGTAAACATACGTACAAAACGGTCAGAATTGAAAGCGGAGTTCGCTGAAAAGGATGACCAGCTTGCAGATAAGCAAGATAAAATAAAACGCGCTTTGTTAGATCACTGCAAAGAGCATAACGTAGATAGCGTTAAGACAGCCGCAGGGTTGTTCTATCGCACAATTAAATCGCGCTACTGGACGAATGATTGGGAGTCTATGCACTCATTCATAATGGAGCATAACTTGCCTGAGTTCTTTGAGAAGCGCCTCAATCAAACAAACGTACGACAATTTCTTGAGGAGAACCCAGACCTGATGCCAGCGGGTTTAAACGTGGACTCTGAGTACGTTATTTCTGTGAGGAAAAAATGAGTGACGTAGAAACCCCCTACACAAACATAAATGCTGTAGCGGATTACTTTCAAGTATCTGTATCCACTATCAGAAAATGGTGCAGAAATGGGGCAATCCCATTAGATACATACATTAAAGTCGGAGAAGTTTATCGGTTTCGGCTTGATGATGTAGAAGCGGCGTTGACAGCCGCACAACAAAAGGGGCAAGATAGTCCCCTGTATAATGAATATTGATGGAGAACAATATGTCAGACATGACCCTCTTTGAAGGTGGTAATTCCCTAGTCTCTAGCGACTTGTTTAAGTCTTTGCAGGATGTTGATGACAACCTGTCAGGTGGTTCGGGTGGTAATCAAAACCGTAGAATTAGCTTGCGCGGTGGTCGTTTTCGGCAGCTAGTCGGTGGTGAACAGATAAACGTCAAGAGCGATGGGTTCTTGAACGTAGTTATTGTAAACGCTGCAAAGCTATCACGCACGTATTACAAAGGTGCGTACGATGCAGAAAACCCATCTGCGCCTACCTGCTGGTCGCCCGATACACAAAAGCCTTCTTCTGATGTACCAAAAGATCAGATGCAAGCATCTCGCTGCATGGAGTGTCCTCAGAATATTAAAGGTTCTGGTCAGGGTGACAGCAAAGCTTGCAGGTTCTCACAACGTCTTGCAGTGTGTTTAGAGGGGGACATGGAGAATGTTTACCAGTTGTCCCTACCCGCCACCTCTATTTTCGGTGAAGCCAAAGACGGTAAGATGGGTATGCAAGCATACGCCAAGCACCTCAAGGCGCACAAAACACCGTCTATTGCTGTGGTTACTACAATGTCTTTTGACGAAAACAGCGATACGCCGAAACTGTTTTTCAAAGCGGCACGTCCTCTTTCAGAAGAAGAGTTAGAACAAGCCGTGGCAATTAGGGATAGTGCTGAAGCTATCCAAGCAATCACGCTGACAGTATCCCAAACAGATGGGGTGCAGGCACGTGGGGGTGAGGTTAAGGACGACGAGGTAGACATTTATAATCTGCCGAAATCAGAGCCAGAACCTCAGCCAAAAAAGGTCGCCAAAAAGAAAGAGGTAGCTGCTCCCTCTGATTCCGCTGACGACCTTGCATCTATCGTTGATGACTGGGACGACGACTAAACTGCAAATTAGTCGGATCATTAACGATAGTCCTGTTGTGGTGGGTTTTGCAAGTTGGCCCACCACAACATTTGGAGCAGCAGCATGGAAGTTAAAAATTTTTTACAGGGAGTATTGAGCGAGAACGGTTTCTATTGCGTGTTTGCAGCGCATAAAGAAACAGAAACAAAGGTAACTAAGTTTTACGAAACTATCGAAGAAGTCGAAAGAGCGGCTATGAAATTCGATAGTAGTGGGATGGACACCTATTTTGCTCTAGCAACCTTCCAAGAACCAACCAACCGTAAGCACGATAACGCATACGAATTTAAATCTTTGTTCTTAGATTTAGACGTTGGCCCGTCAAAAGAATACGCCACGCAACAAGAAGCGGTAGGCGACTTACGCAAGTTTTGTAAACAACTATCTCTGCCTAAACCTTTGATGGTCAACAGCGGCAGAGGAGTGCATGTTTACTGGCCCCTTACCGAAGCGGTTTCGGTGGACACATGGCTAGATGCAGCGGAGCGATTGAAGCGAGCCTGTTCTGAGAACGGTTTTCGCGCTGACCCTGCGGTTACGGCAGACAGATCACGTATATTGCGTGTGCCGCACACCCATAATTACAAAGAAGATACACCGCTACCCACTGAGTTCCTTGGCGTAGAGATGCCGCAGCCTGTGGTTCTGTCCGAGTTTGTCCAAAAACTTGGCATTGTGATGCCAGTTACCAAGATAGATTTGGGAACTGATGCGCTGTACGAAGCTTACGCCGAGAACTCTGAGAATGTTTTTAAAACAATTGTTGAAAAAACTTTTGCAGGGCGTGGATGCAAACAAATAGAATTTATTGCGACCAAACAGGCAGAAGTAAGCGAGCCTTTGTGGAGAGCGGGTCTTTCCATCGCAAAGTTTTGCGTGGATGCAGACAAAGCCGCTGAGAAGATTTCGAATAGGCACCCTGATTATAACGAAGCAGAAATGCGCAAAAAGCTGGACGAGATAAAAGGCCCATATACTTGCGTACGTTTTGACGAACTTAACGAGGGTATCTGTCGAGACTGCCCACTTTGGGGTGAAATAAAATCGCCGATTGTGTTGGGTAAACGCATCCGAGAAAGCGAAGGTGTAGTTAGCGTATCAGCCCCTGTGCAAGGTAAGAAAACGCAGAAAGAGTTTGATATACCTGAGTACCCTAAACCATACTTTAGGGGCGTACGGGGTGGTGTGTTCATGCGTGGTAGCAAC